AACCTATCTGAAAACTGAGTAATCAGATTGTTGTCAATTGAGTTTGAACTCATTTCAACCCTTTCTTAACAATTTACAAAACCTTCTTTTCGGTCAAGTAAACCACCAGACAGGGGCTGACGGGCTCTTTCCTAGTCTTCCGCGCAAGACAAAGCGAGTAGAACACTACCATTAGCGGGCCTTAGAGGTAATCCACTACCTATATAATGCCACAAAATGTGTGGTATTGCAAGTATTAATTGCCGTAAATCGCATTTGCTTTAGCCACTGTTGCTGCATGATCTATGTGGTCATAGTTCTTATAAGCTTCTGAGGCCATAAGTCTTCTACCCTCAGCTCGTTTATCATCTTCACTCTGAGCAACATGAACAGCATCACCACCTTTGGGAATATTATCCTCGTTAATATATTTAGCTTTAAAACTCTTAAAAACCCCAGCTAAAGGAACAAGAATATCATTAGGTAGCTTATTAAACGCATCCTTAAACTCATCCGGTAAGTCCTTAGAGTGTGCCTCCAATAATGCACTAGCATCTGACATAACCGTATCATAATCATTACCAAAAGCTTTCTTTCCCATCTCAACGAATTTAGCATCTTGAGCTTCTGGATCTGGAACGAGGCTTTGTATCAACTCGTTGTAGCCAGCTTCCAACCCTCCAGCTTGTTCTTGAGAAAGACCATTCTTAAGAAAGACGTCTTTCATTTTGTCTTGGAAATCCTCGAACCCTTTTACAGGTTCATTTAATGTGTACTCTCCAGAATTCTCTGGAACCCCAAAAGCTTTATTAAAAGCTGCCTTCTCCTCAGGGGAGGAATTTTCGTGGGGGATACCTGCAGGTCTTTCGCCCATCTTTGCCTTCAGGTCACTGGTCATTTTGAATAGACCATTAATATCTTTAACATCTTTAACCCATGCTGTCTCAGCATATTCCTGTGGAATAATATCTGAGAACTGAGGACCTGAGTTTTCAGGTGTCCCTATGGATGTAGATATGCTAGTGGAAACTGAGGAGCTCTCTGTTACCGCTGGTGCTTCTGTTGTTACTGCTGTTCCTTCATCTGCCATAAATACCTCTCTACTTTATCTCGTCTTCGTCCAGTCCCTTATTTTCTACTTTTATAAGGGTCTCTGTATCAATTTGTTTTCTTAGCCACAAGTAGAAACCTTGTAAGGCTCCATTGTGGATCATGTTATTTATATTAACAATCCCGTCACCGTCCCTATAGCTGATAGGCTTTTGATAATTACATCTTTCCATTATCATTCTAAGAGCTCTACGACCATTATCTGTATCGAAGGTAGCCGCAATAACGCGCCTGTTCTTCTCTAGCTCCTTACTTAATACTTCTAAGCTAGTAGCTTCAGCTTCCTTCTGCTCATCTGTCATGAGGCGTTGTCTAGTTTTAGATTGCATTACTCTGTAGCCTCCTTAGGTTTAGTAGTATCAACCATTCCTGATTGGCCAACATTCCTGATGCCTTCTGTAACTGCTTTACCTTGTTCAGCTTCTTCAGCTTTTTGTACAGCAGCTGCTCTTTCTTCTCGTACCTCTTTAACCTTCAACTTAGCTAAACGAGTTTCACTACGAGCACCGATGATGTCGGAGTAAATCTCAAATGATCTATCAACATCCATATTATCTAGTATCTCTGGCTTAGCTTCTGCCCACCCTAAGGTATACTCCATTTGTCTTAACATAGATTCTGCTTCTTCCGATTGCATGATTCTGGTAGCAGGAGTAGAGAAGGTAAGATTGTATACATCCTTACCATCTGCCATGAGTTGGGCAATTGTATCTGGTATGATTCTTCTTTCTCCATTATCCTGATCTGAACCAGCGACCACTCCTAAGTGGCCATCAGCTAGTAGGATGTTAAATGTTCTTTCTATAACAGGGACAAAGTAACCATTGGTTTGTCTGTTGAAGAATCTACCGAGAGTAGAGTTACGCATTCTATCTCTTAAGGTAGCTTCTGTGGCAGTCATCCTGGTTTCATTGTTGAAGTCAAGCAGTCTATCTATAAGGAAGTAAGTAGATATCTCTTCATTTAAGGACTGTATTAACTGGACAATCTGTTTGAACTCACTAATAGTATTGAGTTGAAAGATAGGTTGTCTTTCCTTAGCTTGGTCAGATGGATTAAATACATTGATAGCACCAGCTGATGTATCGATTTCACCACCACCTAATACACCATCGCTGTACACACCTAAAGGTGGATCAAGACTTTTCTCGATAGCTATAGTAACTGCTTCCCATATAACGTTTAGTTCTAATATAGCAGGAGAAGCTTTCATGGCCAGAGACCTACCATATACTTCACCAATAATCTTATCGGCTCTATTAACAATAGTAGGCATCTCTTCGAACCCTGATTCTCTCAACAGGTGTTTAGTATCTATTTCTATATGCGCAGACCTAACAGGCATATTCTGGTTGCCTTCTTTCCCTGATGTTACTCCCGTAACTCTTGGCTCTATGGCGATGACAATATCGTTGTTAGTATCAAACTGGTTGTTCTCAAATTCTTCCCTAACTCTAGGGGAAACATTATCTAAACCATAGTTCTTAACTAACCATTGGTTGGAGACAGTTCTCTCTGTATAGACGGTATCGACCATGTCGTTTTCGCCTTCTTCTATAAACGAACTGGAAACACTCATTGGTTTATAACGTACTTTTATCTTTTTATCTCTAACGATATCAACACCTGAAGTGCCGAACACCACTTGATCCAACATGTATTCATCTGTAGCTATCCCGAAATTCCCCTTGGGGTTATCTAGAGTTCGTAAAACTTCCTTAACCGCGAACTCGTAATATTCCTTTTCATCGTTTGTTCCCTCCAATTCCAGTGGGGGAGTAAACTTAATCCTGTTATTAGTAGGTGGCCAGAGGAGAGAAACCAATGTTGACGCAGCTGTTTCAGCAGCTTGTGGACCCGCTGAACTAAAGATTTCCCTATAAAGGAACTCACCAGCCATGTCTTGTTTCTGGAAATTCTGTTTCCGCATGTGAATAAACTCACCTACAGTTTGTAATATATCCAACCAGGGGACCTTTTTCTGTCTCATCTGCTCTAGACGAGCTAATGTCATGGCAACTACTACGGGAGTATCTGAGGGTATCGTTCCCTTTGCGGGAAGTGCTTGATTCGTGTTAACATTAACGGGCTGTCCTTGTACCATCTATATACTCAACCTTCTACTGCCAGTAATTGGCTGTCCTAAAACTCCAGTGGGGGAAGTGTTTATCTGTGTATTTGCCCCAATTCTAAGCCTTTTCTTCTTCTCTTTCTCGCGGTCGCTAATGGCCGCTGCTTCCTGTACGGCCTGTGATCGGGATCCCCTTTTCGCCCGCTTATCTTCCTTACTCTCGGCTCTGCTTTCTGTGACTTGTCGTCTCGTCTCCGCTTGGAATATATCACTAACAAAAGATCCCATTACCTCCACCTCCTATATTTAGCTCGTCCTCCATTATACCTCTTTTGTGTGGTGACTAGCGACTTATTCTTTTTAGTAATAACACCAATAGCACCAGGGTCACTAAGAACGTAAGAGGTATGGGTGAGAGCATAAGCGTCTCCTATATCTGGGCTACAGCCAAGGTTCTTTTTGATTAAGGCTTTTGGTGGAAATCTCTTCTTCCCTGAGGCACTAGCCTCTGCTTCTGGCATAGCCATAAGATCTTTCTGGAGTTCATCGCTATTAGGTAAGTCGATTGGCCCCTCTTCTCCATGGATATGATCAGCTAATCTGCACCAGATTTCTGCTCTTTTATTGCCATAAACCACCTTATCGCTAGCTGAAGACCCGAAGTGAACCCCTTCTACAATCTTACCATGGCCATATGCTTTCAACTGATCTATGACACCCCAGCCTTCGCCAACATCTATAAAGACCTTTTGTGGTCTATTCTTAAGGATCCATTGGGATACTACCTGAGCTATCTTGATAGATATCTGCTCTTCGTTTTTCCCGTACTTCAACTCGATATGGGGCCAATATTTTCGTCCTTGTCGTGGTGCAAGTATGATGCGATCGTTTGTTCTTGCAGGATCGACCCCAAGGATAAGTGGCGCAGATGTGGTCTCATCGTCGGGAATGTTAGTTTTTCTACCCCTGATAATTGCCTGTGGGGAGATGAGGGTTCTACCAGAGGTCTGGAAAGCTTCTTGGAGGAAGGCTGGGTATTCTTGCTTGAACATCCAGTCTCCTTCTTCCCCGAACTCAACGACCTTGGCTCGTCGCCAGTACATTTGTTCTTTGTTGATTTCCTGTCCCGGCTCGCTGTAGAGCTCCATATATTCGACTTCTTCATCTGTTAACTCCATTATTCCATCAGCGGGGGAATCTCTTTTATATTCTGCTTGCCAGTACCATGGTATGAAAATGACCTGATAATCGCTTCGACCATCCAGTGCTTCCATGCACATAGTGTAAAAAGCATTGCTCATTCCATTGGCGGTGGATTCCAAGATGACTTCTGTATCTGCCATGTCTGGTACTGATTGGAGGATCCCTGTTTTAATTCCTTGGGTTTTTTCCCAAAAGGCAACCTCGGATCCATGAAATAGTTGCACTGTTCCTCCACGGCCCACATTCTCGTTTCCAGCAGTACCCACAGCATATTCTGAGCCGATGTCTTTGAACTCGAACTCTCTTCTGTTAGCGATTTTGGCTTCTGGCCTTGTTGGGCCAGGAGATAATTCCCAGTATCGCTCCACCATCTTGAAGAGTTTCTTTGTTGTTTCAGATTCATGCGACAGTATAAAGACATACTTCCCCTTCTTTCTTACGGCTTTCCAATAGTATCTACCTTCTATATATGTACTACATCCTTGTTGTCTACCTTTTACAATTAACGCTCGTATTCTACCAAGTGTTTTAAGTTGCTTTTCTAATGCATTATGTAGGAACTGTTGAGCTTGGTTGAATACAAATGATTCCGTAAGACCAGTCTTTGTCTTTATCTTAAGCACGTGACGCGCGAAAAATGGAAACTCATTATCCAATCTATAATTGATGTGTTGTCTACTTTCGTCTACACTAGTCATAAAAGCCCCAAGTCTTCGAGAATGTCATCTCCGGTAAGACCCCCATCCGTACGAGAGTTGTCATCTCTTGGGACTTGGGACAGTTTTGGTGTACTAGGTTCTATGTCTATAACCATACCTTCTTCTTCAGCAACTTTATCCAAGAAAGTGAGATACGTATAATTCTCACTTACTTGGTGTATTGTTTGTGGAGCTTTACCAAATCGTCTATCGAGGATCTCTGTGATGGCTTTTGAATCACCGTTACAAGCCTTATGAACCAACCTAGTCCAGAAAACTTCATCGTATGTAAGCCCATTATTTCCCTTTGGTTCTATATCTAAACCATCTAGTGCTGGACTATCTATACCAACACGTTGGGACATAAG